TCGTTTGTATATCAAATCCTGGCAAGGCTTACAACGCGACAACAAAGCACAAGTGAAACACGCCAACAACGTGTATCCACACGGTGTGTATCGTCAACAACTTGCAGAAGCAACCGAAACTGGTAACATTCCAGCAAAACTCGACAGAATTTTTGAACTAGCTGAAAACACAGATCTGTTCCCAATTGACATTGTATGTGAAGGTGGTCTAGGTACAGTATACGTTGGATCCAAGGGTGGTCAGCAAGACTGGTTTGATGATGAAGAGTACTTCAACATTGGAGACCATGTCGTGAGCAGCACCGGATTGAGCGGAAGCGGTTTGTACAACACCAAGATCATGGATGATATCGAGAGAACAGAATTGCCGTATACATCACATTACGATGCTATATTCGAGAGATTCCGGTCTTTTGCGCAATTCGGTCGTAAGGATTGTATTTACATTGCAGATCCATTGAGATACATATTTGTACAAGGCAGGAACAGCAGAATATTAACCAGCAAAAACAGAGAAGCAGGAGTCACGTTCTCACAACACATTTACTGGCCCATGCGTCACATGATGACTGGTGGTAACAAGAACAGCAGTTACTGTGCAACATACGGTAACTGGGCGTTCACCACCGACAAAGCGTTGAATCGCGGAGTTTGGGTACCATGTAGTGGTTATGTAGCACAAGCGATGGCCAACACTGACAACAACTTCGCTCCATGGATAGCCCCAGCCGGTTTCACCAAAGGAACGTTGTCTGGATTGACAGATCTGGCTTACTACCCGAAACAAAAAGAACGGGATCAATTGTACAAGTTGGGTATCAACCCAATCACACAATTCCCCAACGAAGGATTCGCGATATTTGGTCAGAAAACCATGCAAGCCAAACCCAGTGCTTTCGACAGGATCAATGTACGTCGTACGTTCTTGTACTTGCAAAAAGCGGTTTCGAATTCAGTCAAGTTCTTCGTATTTGAACCAAACACGCTGTTCACTCGGACACAATTGGTCAATGTTATACGACCCATATTCGAAGAGGTAAAGAATACACAAGGATTGTACGATTACCTGATAGTATGTGATGATAGAAACAACAGTGCGGATGTTATTGACAACAACGAGCTGGTAGTTGACATCTATATCAAACCTACTAGAGCTGCAGAGTTCATATTATGTAACTTTTATGCAACTAGAACAGGTCAAGACTTCAGCGAATTGGTATCGTAAGACTAAGTAATTAAGGAGAAACAAATTTATGCCAGACGTAAGACAAACAATATCAGACTTCTACAGAGTAGCGCAAGAGAGAGATTTCAGCCGCGACTTCCAATTTAGAGTACTTAACATACAAAATGACGACGGTAGTGTAGCTATCACCGAGGATGATCTTGTGTATGCCAAGGGAGGTTCAATTCCCGGCAGGACCATCAATGTGACAGATGTACCATACATGGGACTCAATTTTAAAGTTCCTGGGGCAGCCACATACTCTGGTGAATATGCATTAACATTCTATAGTGACAGAGTGGACAATCTACGAAACCTGTTGCTCAATTGGACCAGGGACACATTTGATGATGCCACAAGCACCGGTAATTACTTCATTGCTCGTGAAACATCTGTTGTGGATCTTGTGCAACTTGACACACAGTTGAACAGAGTCACACAGTTCACACTTGTAGGTGCATTTCCAACTAGTGTCGGTGATGTAGAGTACAATCCAGCTGGAACAGGTGCTCCTGTGGAGTTCCAAGTGACAATGGGTTATCACTACATAAGAAGTCAAAAATTTCAATAAACACAACCAAATCACACTAATCAAGCCGCTTTCGAGCGGCTTTTTTTTGTACGTACATTAAATAATATTATATATGTTTGATGATTTACGTAGAGTTGGTGAGAAGATAGACGATGTTCTAGGGTCAAACATCTTTCCATTCAATCAACCTTTCAGTTACACAGAGAATTTTTTACAGAATTTAGAAAAGTGGGAATTCGCTGTACCCAACAAATTCATGTGGTTGGTGAACATCGAAGCAGCCACAACACAATCATCAGATGTGTCGTTCACGCAAACACATCCGATACCTAGATTCATAAATGCAGCAGCCATGCATGCACATGAACCTGGTGACAATGGTCAACATGGAGGCCGGATAGATCAACCAGGTGCCAAGACACCAGGATGGGACATCGACCAGGGCAAGGGAGAGATAACAAAAGACGCGTACATGCGCACCGGGCAAGGACATGGGTGTATATTGGCGCAGGGTGTTGTATTACCGGGAGAGCGTTACGAGATAAACGATTTAGCGATAGACAATAACATGGGTTTCTTGCCTGGTAAAATAGGGGGCAATCGTATGGGAACCCAACCTCTCACAGTGCAATGGCGAGAGACTAATCGTAGTTTTGTGGATCTGGTGATTCGCCCATGGTTGATGCTAGCATCACATGCTGGTCTGGTGGCTCGTCCTGGGAATGATGGTCGTAATGTTAAAGCAAATATAAGTGTGGTACAACTCGCCAAAACATTACAATATGTACCGACCGTGCAACGTAAAATATGGAGATTCTACAACTGTGTACCCACTAGTATCGACTCAAAAGAATTGACATATCAAGACGGTGATGGTGCTAACTTCGATATATACACAACAGAATGGCACTACACACACTATACTATAGAATCATTACCACATATTGACATGAACAAATACTTGAATGAACAAGGATTCAAAAAGTTTGTCAAAGAGATGGCTGTTAAACTGTTAAACAAGAGCAGTGCCTTTCGTAAATTGCAGAAAAAATTGAAAAAGGTTGAAGAATTTGTTGACAAGGCTGCTAAAGTCAAGAAGAAAATAGAAAAATACACCCGATTCTTTGACAAAGGCCAAAGTTTCTTGCGTCCCGGTGCTTCTCAAGCGATGTTGGGTCGGTCCGCTACCGGTCAATTTTTGAGCGACCAGAATAACGACAGCAACAATTCAACGTTCGGTTAATACATGGATTTTACATTCAAAATATATCTTCCAACCCTGGAAAGATATAGTAGGTACAAGCAAATCACAAATGATATGTATATGACATTAGTAAAATATATACAAAATAGTGATGATGAGTACATACTCAAGTGTTTTGACGAGATAACACACACAAATGTGATAGATCAAACCGATCCTGTCAAGTTGTCCAAAGTGGATATGTTTTGTGTGCTGTTGAACTTGAGAATTTTGTGTGTTTCAGATCAAATGGACATTTTGTACACAGTGGGTGAAGGTGAAGATCAGGTTGACCAGAAAATCAAATTGAATTTGTATGATGTGTTGGACAAAGTGACAAATTACAACATTGTGTATAACAAAGTGTACACCATTTCAGAAGAATGTAAGTTGAAATTAAGACCACCAACAAACATCATGCTCAAGGATGACAAGGATGTGTTCAATTCTGTTGTAGATACATTGTATCTGTTTGACAAACAGTATGACATAAGCGGCATGACAAGCGACCAGTTGGAGATAATACTAGACTCATTACCCACAAAGATACTCACAACTATTGTCAATTATATCAAAAAAATCGACAGTAAATACAGGATCGAGGTGTTTGATATACAGACCGCCATGGCAGCTGCTGGTAAAACATCCCAAGCCCCAGAAAAATATCAACTGAAAATGTTTGACAACAGTTTTTTCGAATTTCTCAAATTGTGTTACAGTGACAATCTACAGAATCTGTACTACACACGGTATGTGCTGGTGAAGCACTTGGGTTACACAATGGAATCACTGAAAGACTTAACACCTCAAGACTTGACAACATATATTTCCATGTACAAAAAAGAGCTAGAGGATGAGCGCAAGGCCATGGAAAAATCGTCTAGCCCACAGGGGTCCATATCATTACCCACCCCAAATCTAGTGGATTGACCGTTGATTTCTCATGTACAGCCATTAAATATGTGATATGGTAACAAATGATGATTTTAACAACCTGTTGAATGACATCACGCGACTGAACGAGAGTGACGGTCATGAATTGTGGGTGTTGTCTCAAAATCGTATGGTTAAATTTTCACCCATCACAGTGAAGCAGCAAAAATCATTACTCACATCTGGTATGACCGTGAGAATCAAAAACACAGCGTTTTTGAACTGTGTGAATGACATACTGATCACCAATTGTCGAGAGGATATAGATATAAAAATAATAGACAGGTCATTACTAGCATTACAGCTACGATCTCTAGCAATATCTAAAGAATTACCATTGTATATTGATGACAAAGAGTACACAGTGGATATAGATGAACATATCAAGAGCATACAAAACGTGACAGTTCCGGATAGTTTGCAACATTTTAACGTCAACACTGGTCCAGTCACAATAACATGTCAGTTACCAAGTCTGTCTAGTGACACTCGGATGAATGACATGTTGATTGAGATAGTAGGTGCGGATGAGAATGTGGACATCACACAATCAATTGGCGATATATATGTG